GAGGAATTGGGTATCACATTTCATCGCAAGCCTTACAACATCGCACCGGGCTGGATTGCAGTCCACGGCGACCATACCCCTATCAAGTCACAAGGGGGCTTATCAGCCCTAGAAGCGGCTCGTAGGCATGGCAAGAGCGTCATCTCAGGACATACTCATAGGGCAGGGCGTTCGTCCTTCTCAGAGGCCTCTGGAGGCCGTATAGGGCGCATTCTGCATGGAGTCGAAGTAGGCAACCTTATGGACTTTAGCAAGGCCTCATATACCAAGGGATCAGCCAACTGGCAACAGGCATTCGCCATCATGTACGTCGATGGAAAGAACGTGCAAGTCGATCTGATCTATCTGGAGAAGGACGGCACATTCGTAGTCTCAGGCAAGCGCTATGGACGACCTAGATAACGAGCTCGATCGGGACATCGATGACCACATCGATGACGCAGAATCGTTACCATTTCGTTATCTTAAAATCTAGAAATTCCCCCTTAGGGCATGAGATTGTTCTCCAGTAAGCAAAACAACTTACACAAGGGAGAAGAAATGTTTGATCCATCAGTAGGCGATTTTATGGTCATGATTGCAATGGCTGTGCTGTATTTCCATGTTGGCCGAATTGTCGGCATGAGGATAGGGTATCTCAAAGGACGTAAAGCAGTCCGGGATTACTACGAATCAAGAGACAAGGTGAGAGTGTGAATGCAAGTGAGTTCCTTAATGAAGCCAAAGCAACAATACAAGATCGTGGAATGGACTACGGACACCCGTCAGACAATATGTCCAGAACAGCACGACTCTGGTCAGCATTCCTCGAGATGCCTATTAGTGATTATCAAGTGGCGTCATGCATGGTCTTGGTCAAGCTCGCACGGAGTATGGAGTCGGGAAAAGTCGATACATACATCGACGGTGCAGCCTATATGGCAATAGCAGGACAACTACACACAGAGGAGAACGAGTTATATGTTTAATCTTGAAGATTACGAGGATGTAGCAACACTCAATCGCTGGCTGATCGATAACTATCCAATGTTTCGATCTAATCTAATTACTGAATTTCACGATCCTGTGAATGGTTATATTCGCATTCGTGCTGAGGTTTATCGCGATATAAATGATGCCAATCCAACAGTTTCTAATGTCGCTTATGGTTCACGTGATTTATACAATCGCAACATGGCTCGATATTATGTCGAAGATACAGCAACAAGCGCATTAGGAAGGGCGATCATCTTGCTCAAAGGATCAAATAAGACAGCAACACGCGAAAGCATGGAGCAGGTATCAGCAGGTGTTGAAGAAGTAGCCAAGGTCAAGGCCAAGATGGCTCAGACATCTGGCGAGTACATTCCAGTAGTAAAGGAAGAAGATCCATGGACTATCAAGCCAGCGACTATGCCGCCCACAATGGGGGAAGCTGTTGCGACGGTGAAAGAGATAATTGGCGGCCAGACCGAGAAGGACATTCCCCGGTGCCAACATGGAGACATGATCTGGAAGACGGGAACGACTAAGGCTGGTAAGCCATGGGGTCACTTCAAGTGTCCTTATGCCGTAACTGGTGAACTCACTCGATGCCCATCTCCTAACGATGTTATCTGGTACGAGATCAACAAAGAAACAGGCGGATGGCAACGACAGAAGGCGAGAGCATAATGGGACGTTTACAATTCATGAACCAAGATGGTGAGTGGGAGTCATTCCCAACAGATGATGAGATCCAACGATCCAAAGAAGTCCAAGCCATCTTAGAAGAATTCACATTCACGACTAGATGCTGCATCTGTAATGATTCAATACCTTACAAGGACATTAGAGTGAACCTCATCAATAAGAGCTGGTCATGCTCTAAATGCCACGCGGTCAATGGCCTCACAAAGCCGTAAGCATCGAGGATTCTCGACTGAGCGAGTGGTCGCTAGGTTCCTATCGGAATGGTGGCCACATGCAGATATCGGTCGAGGGGCTGGAAAAGATATAACACATGTCCCGTTCGACATGGAAGTTAAAGCTAGATCGGCGTTCCAGCCAAAGGCGTGGATCGATCAGGTCACAAAAAGGGCAAGCAAATCTGGTGACTTGCCGCTGGTAGTGAGTCGCTTAAATGGTCAAGGGGAGAAGAGTCCTGAGGACTACCTTGCATTCATGAGACTTGGTGATCTGGTCGATCTATTGCTGAAGGCAGGTTACGGTGATTTTAAGGGCGATATTGCTACACTAGAACCCGATAGATGCACTCAATGTGGATCATGGATATTTAAGGATGTGCCATGCCGGACATGCCAGAAGTAATGCATACATGCCCATGCGGCTACACACTTAAGACTGCCGCTAAGTTCCTGAGTCAAGCCGATATTAGCAAGATGCTATTAAGTCACATCCAGTCGATGCATGGAGTAGCCAAATAATGCCAACTTATGAGTTCGAGTGCGATAACGAAAACTGCGAGTCCAATGCTCGAATAGAACAATGGATGAGCATTAATGAGCCACATGACTTAGAGTGTCCATTCTGCCATTCATCGATGCACAAGGTTTACAGCTCTGTAGGGGTCTCATTCAAGGGATCAGGGTTCTACAGTACGGACAATCGTTAATGCGACACACCGCTCTGAACAGGACTTTTACAAATGTGCTTGACTCGTCTGGTACTCTCCTTGCTAGAGCCCATCAAGGGCTCACGGCGGCCCCGAAGGGAAGAGGCCGCAGGGTAGCAATCGCTATTGGGATATCTCTATCTATGGCAATGCCCTTAGATGCACAGGCGTCAAACCTTGCAATCAAATACGTTAAAGATTTAGCCAAATACCAATTAACTGATAAGCAAGAGTTATGCCATCATGAGATTGTCTATAGAGAATCAAGATGGGATTATAGAGCTGTAGGTAACCTCAATGGTACTAAGCGTGTATATGGTCTATATCAGATGAAAACAGAGAGTCTTAAGAACGCTTCTACTATTAAGCAATTCTGGATGTATTGGCATTATGTAGGTTCTAGATATGGATGGACAGAGTATGATGAGCCTGACTATTGCAAGGCATTACATCATCTAAAGACTAAAGGTTGGCAATGAGTACCAAGCGTGGAGATCCTCGAGGGACTAGAGCTTATAAAGCTAGGCGCTTAGAGGTATTGCAGCGCGATCAATGGACATGCTTCTATTGCCAGATGCCTGCTACTACAGTCGATCACGTCATACCAATCATTCAAGGTGGTGATCCAATTGCCTACGATAACCTGGTCTCATGCTGTGTGACCTGCAACTCACGCAAGGGGTCACGCTCAGAGGGCGTTTTTTTAGCACGGACGGCCACCCCCCCTGTCTTTTCTTCCAATATATACCCGATGCAGTCCAGACCGATGCCGGACAGTCCTTTTACTGCCCAACCAGTCACGGATGCTGACCAGTAATGGCGGCTCGTAAGAAAGCGCTACGAGGGGCAATCAAACCAAGGCTTCACAGTCCACTTCTCAAGGGTGCAACACGTGCAGATGAGATCGCCAAGATGGCAGATGATCTAGAGATGCCTTTACTGCCGTGGCAGAAGTGGGTTCTTGACGACATGATGCGTATTGACGCTAAGGGCAATTACATTCGCAAGACTTCTCTGCTTCTGGTGGCTAGACAGAACGGCAAGTCCCATCTAGGCCGTATGCGCGTCATTTGGGGCTTGTTCTATGGTGGTGAGACTAAGCACCTGATCATGTCCTCCAACAGAGCCACAGCTCTTATGACCTTTCGTGAGATCGCTTGGATTATCGAGAATGCACCTCACCTCAAGGCAGGCACTAAGGCAATCCGTTACGCCAACGGCGGCGAACGCATCGAACTCCTCAACGGAGCAACACTTGACCTGGTATCTGATACTCGTGACTCATCTCGTGGTCGCACAGCTGACTTTCTATGGATTGACGAAATTCGAGAGATCAGTAAAGACGGGTACACCGCCGCAATTCCAACGACTCGCGCCCGTGCCAACTCTCAGACGTTTTTAACATCGAATGCCGGTGACGCCTTCTCTGAAACCCTGAACAACCTACGCGAACGCGCTCTATCTAACCCACCAAAGTCTTTCGCACTCTACGAATACTCAGCACCGCAATACTGCAAGATCACAGACCGCAATGCCTGGGCGCTGGCCAATCCAGCACTCGGCTACACAATAACGGAGGAATCACTTGAAGAAGCTGTGGCAACTAACAAGATTGAAGACACTAGAACTGAACTTCTATGCCAATGGATTGATTCTCTCCAGAGTCCATGGCCTAATGGGGTACTTGAGGAGACCTCCGATGCCACGCTCCAGATCCCGATCGGCGGCTATACAGTTTTTGGCTTCGACGTATCTCCGTCTCGCCGCAATGCGAGCCTCGTTGCTGGTCAAATTATGGGTGACGGGCGCATCGGCGTGGGAATCCTCCAGACGTGGGAAAGTCAAGTCTCGGTAGATGATCTAAAGATCGCAGCTGATATCAAGGGGTGGGCTGATCAGTATCGTCCCAAGATGATCTGCTACGACAAGTATGCGACTCAATCGATTGCTGAAAGACTGGCTAATGCTGGACAAATTACTCAAGACGTCTCAGGCCAGCAGTTCTATCAGGCCTGCTCGGATCTCTTAGATGGTCTAGTTAATCATCGAGTGGTTCACAATGGGCAGAAAGAACTCATCCAGCAGATGAACAACTGCGCTGCCAAAGTCAATGACTCTGCATGGCGAATCGTAAAGCGTAAGAGCGCTGGCGATATTTCAGCGCCTATCGGTTTAGCAATGGTTGTATCGATGTTATTAAAACCTCAACAGATCGCAGCGATTTACACGGAGTAGTGTATAATTGCCCTCTATGGGTATCCTTTCGCGCCTCACAGGTGCATCACCAAAAGCCAACATCGAAGCGCAGTATGCTCCGCAGGTTCTGGGTGAGTATTCACCTTATGCAATGCCTTTTCAGTTTGCCTACGTCGGACGCACCGAGGCAATGGGAGTACCAGCTCTAGCACGATGCCGGAATCTGCTTGCTGGAACAATCGGCACAATCCCTCTCGAACTTTACAAGAAATCAACAGGCGAAGAATTAGGCAAGCCACTTTGGCTTGATCAGCCTTCGTATCATCAACCGCGTTCGGTGACTATCGCCTACACAGTTGATTCACTTCTATTTTACGGCCAAGCATTCTGGCAAGTTGTTGAGACTTACCAGGAGGATGGTCGCCCATCTCGTTTTGAGTGGATTGCTAACAGTCGCGTTACTGCAACACTTGATCGCGATAACGTATTCGTAAAGTCTTACGCCATCGATGGAACAACAGTACCGATGGATGGTCTGGGATCTCTAATCACGTTCCAATCACTCAGCGATGGCATTCTCAACACAGGCGTATCTACAATCCGCGCCGCGTTAGATATCCAGAAAGCCTCAGTAATTGCAGCGGCTACTCCGATGCCTACTGGCTACTTAAAGAATACAGGCGCAGACCTACCGCCTGCAGAAGTTCAAGGCCTTCTCGCAGCGTTCAAGAATGCACGCCAGAACCGCTCAACGGCTTACCTCACTTCTACTCTTCAGTACGAGACAGTCGGATTTAGCCCTAAAGACATGATGTATAACGAGGCAATCCAGAACCTTGCAACCGAGATTGCTCGTCTCTGCAACGTTCCACCTTATTACGTCTCAGCAGATCAGAACACGACAATGACTTACGCCAACGTCCAAGACGAGAGACTTCAATTCCTGACTCTATCTTTGCAACCTTTCGTATCTGCTATCGAGGATCGTCTTTCAATGGACGACATCACAGCTCGTGGCAACGTGGTCAAGTTTGACCTAGATAGCAATTATCTTCGTACAGATCCACTTAAAGAACTTTCAATTATTCGTGAACTCCTCGATCTGCAATTAATTACCCAGGAGCAAGCGATGGAGATGACCGATTTAACACCTAACGGAAGTGAAGGAATGATATGAGCGAGATGCTTACATTCTCAGCAGAACTCACAGCAGATAGCGCAGCGCGTACTATCTCTGGCAAGATCGTCCCTTTTAATGGCGAGGTTGGAAACACCTCCGCCGGGGCAGTTGTCTTTGAGCGCGGAGCGATTAACATAGCTGATTCAAGCAAAGTGAAGCTCCTTTTGGAGCATGACCCAAAGCAGCCAATCGGCCGCGCTCAATTCTTTAACGAAACAGAAGAAGGCATCTTTGCCTCATTCAAGATTTCTAAATCATCCCGTGGCACAGATGCTCTCATCGAAGCCTCAGAAGAACTCCGTACCGGTCTTTCAGTCGGAGTTATGGTCAATGCAGCAAAGCCTAAGAATGGCGTTCTGTATGTATCGAGTGCTGACCTACTCGAAGTAAGTTTGGTTCAGGCAGCAGCCTTTAAGTCTGCGGCCGTAACCGATATCGCGGCATCTGAAGATGAAGCCGTTGAAGAAACCCTACCAACAGAAAGCGAGACAGCCACCGTGGAAGAAACCACTTCAG